CTGCAACACCCAGACACAAGTTGTTGCCCAATTATTATATATTAATTGTATCCTGCAGTAAATTTCATAAATTCTATACTATTCTTAATTTGATAGCTTCTATTTGAAATCATTTTTATCACCTCTTCAATAAACTTCAGCATAACATCATAATATCTAACCTTCAAATCAATCTTAGATATTCTCTCATCGGCATCCATATACCTCTGTATGGCATCCTTTTCTCTTACCTTATACGGAAATGGTTCTTCGGCATACACCTCTGCTGGTGCCTTTCCTGTGTAGTAGTTATGGCGTTCTAAACGAACTTTATTATAAGTCTCTCTTGCCTTTTCACGAAGAAGAGTTATTGTATTATAGATGGTGTAATATTTTGCATGAAGTTGAGAAATTTTTAAGGATTCCTCATGTAAGTTATCAGGATCTATAATTGAATCTTTTTCCCACATTGTTTGTATTTCATCTAGACTTAAATTCATAACGGATTTCCATCAGATCCTAAAATATTATATACAGTATACTTGAAAGTTACATCTGCTGCAAAATACTGAATATCTGATTGTGTCGCATCAAAATCTAAAGAAGTTAAAGATATTGGAAATAAATCTTTAAATTTAATTATTGCATTTGTATTAAAATTACTATTCAAGATATACAGACTACCATCACTAAAAGCTTTTTTTTCATCAGTTTCTCCGGTAATTGATATTAAGTCATCATATTGTTGAGTTGATTCTGGAAATCCAAGACCAGTTAACCAATTATGAATTGACATATAATTTTCCATATTTTCATCAACTAAAAATTTTAAAGATAAATCACCATACGAAAGTTTACCTCCTGGAATATCAAGATCTTTTAAGTAAGTTGGTTGAATAGCAAGAGATAACTGAATCTCTGGTATTTTTGCAGAATTGCACATAAATGCAACTTTAGGAACTTTTGCTATGGTGAATTTAAAACCAACTGGAGATAAAAAGTTTCTATTTTGAATTTGATTGTCAAATGCTCTAGTCATATCAATACCTTCCGGACATTAATCCTTTACTTTGGTTTACTTTTTGTTTTTCTATTTTTGGTTTATTTGTAATTGGTGTGACATCAAGATTTCTGACGCCAAATTGTTTATAATCTTTATATCCTATGTCATTTGTAGTACCTGTAGTCAAATCATATTCACGATTTCCATGATATGGTCCTCTATCAATTACTGATGTTTCTACTGATTTGTTGGTTTGTGGATCTGTAATTTTTACTCTACTTCCTAATGGTAAAGTTTTATGTGCAACTCCTCTGGTAGATGGAGTAAGTGTTTCTCCAGATGCTGTTGGATTCCCATATAATCCTGGTCCATATGAACTTGTAGAAACGATTACACCTAACTTATTTGCCTCATGTATAAATTGATTAAAGGTCTTCATCTTTTTATTCTTATTTATTTGCATAAAAAAAGGACCCGAAGGTCCCTTTGAGTTATATGTGAGATAGACTCACATAAGGTTGGCAACTTTAACTCTTCTGTAGTAGGTGTTTGCATTTGTATTGAGTGCACCTTGACCTTGTGAAGTACCTTCAGCAAAAGGATTAGCAACAATACCATAGCGAGTCTTAAATCCAATTTTTGGTTGGAAAGTGTTCTCGCCAACGGCGCGAACCATTTGTAGGGGAACATAAGGGCAGTAGAAGAGTCCTGCATCATAAGGAGATGAACCCTTGTAACCAACAACATAGAATTGGTTAGGTGATACGTTTGCAGAATAAGGGTCAATATAAACCTTATACTTACCTTGAAGAATACCTGCAAAGGTATTTCCAGTATCATCAACATTCAAGTTTGCATTAAGTGCTGGGGTATAATCAAGAACTCCTGCCATCGCAAGTGCCGAAGCAACGTCTGCGGAGCAAAGAATCATATTACCCTTCCCTCTACGAGTTTGTTGAGCGATTGCGTTTGCATCGCGCTCGATTTGGAAGATAAGACCTTTAAACTTCTCAACTGACCAACGACCGTTGGAATCAACATCAAGGTCAAAAGTACCTGCAGTAGCAGTATTTGACTGTGCGCCTGGCTTGGCAATTTTATAAACGGTACGAATAACTTCGCGGTTGATTTCGGCAAGAATCTCAGTGGAGAGAATGTTGGCAAGTTCAGCTTCTGCATTCAGACCGTGAATTGCCTTGAGGTCTTGAGCGAGTTCTAATGAATACTCAGCTTTCAGTGCTCTGGATTTTGCAGTCACGGTGACTTTCTCAATCGAGAATGCCATTTCATTGAAGTTGTTTCCTGCAGCATCTCCGAGTGCTTCAGAGCTATCGGTACGCATACCCTGACCAACGTTATATGCCTGCTCATTAGCAGCAGTTGCATCTAAAATTGATGGGTTGTTTCCTGAACCTTGGGCAGTTGTACCCATACCAACGGAAGCGCCCGTAAATCCGGTTGTTACATCAAATCCTGCATCCTGACCAGAGAATGCGGAATTAGATTCGTTGAAGAATGCTTCAGTACCACTTTGATTATTGTAGCGTGAACGCATCGCAAAAATAAGTCCCGTAGGACCGTTCATTGGCTGAACACCACAAAGATCGTATGCGATCAAATTAGGCATTGAGCGTCTAATTAGTGAAATTAGAACTGGATCGAAACCTGCAGTAGGTCCTGCACTAAATCCTTGTGCACTGCCGCCGAATCCGGCACCACTACCACTAGATCCAGTTCCACTTGTTGGAGCTTCGTAGAGAAAGTCACGCTCTTCGCGGAGCTCTCTTTCTTGATTTTCTAGCAGGATGGCGGTTACAGATCTGCGATGTGAATCTTTGATCTGATCCAAGCCTTGATAGTCAAGGATTGGTGCCCACTTCTCCTGCAAATATTCTGCATTGAACATTTGCATTTGTCTTTACCTTTTTAATGTTTTTGTTTGATTTGTTATGATTTAAAAATCACGATTTGGCTACTCTACTTAAAGTCTGAAGATATGATGCCATTCTTCCATCAACCGCAGGTTGTAAAGACTGAACATCAGTACTTTCAGATAAAGTTTCAGAGTAATCTCTTTGAGTACCAGTTGCTCTGGTTGGGAAATAAGACTCCCTCAGGATTGCTAGTTTCTCACGATAGTTTGCTTCACTATCAAACTCAACAGTTTCGGCAAGAGAAGCGAGTTTGTCTTTCTGAGAGGTTGCAAGACCTTCAGCGACATCAGAGAAAATTACATCAGCAACCGACTCGGCTAATCTACTGTTTAGAGCAACATTTCTTTCAATTTGCTCGTTGAGTTTTTCTTCCATTTCATCAAGTTTATCTACCATATTCTCGATTACATCATATTTATCTTCAGGGATTGAAACATAATGATCTTCAAAAAGACCCTTCATTCCTTGTAGGAATGATTCAGTCATTTCGGTCTTGAGACCTTGCTCAACTGCGAGTGCATTTTCAGAAATCCACTCATCAGCAACATACTCAAGATAAGCGTCTACACGCTCAGTAAGTTCAGTTTTAATAAACTGAACTTCTTCCAATAAAGCATTTTCGTATGTTTCTTGCAATTCTTCTTTGATTTCATAAACCTTAGAACGAATTGCGGATTCAAAAATAGTACGTGCCTTTTCTTGGAACTCTTCCGAAAGATCTTCACCAGCAAGAAGAGCATTAACATCTTCTTCGATGTCAAAGTCTTCTTTCATTTCTTCTTCTTCTGGTTCTTTTTCTAGTTCTTTAGTAGATTTCCTACCTTTTTTAGTAGGTTTTGAATCATCTTCACAAGAACCTTCTGCAACTACTTCTTCCTCTTCTTCATAGTCTTCTTCGTTTTCGTCTTCGTCTTCTATGACTTCTTCAGTCATCCCCATATCTTTTTTCGCTTTAGATGCTTTTGCATTCACTACATCTTTAACTTGAGAAAGAGTTTGTGAAGGGTCTCTTAATTTAGCCGAATCGTCATCGGGACGATAATTATCTGGGGTTGGACCACCTAAATCTTCATAAGCAGGAGTCTGTCCGGGAGTTAATCCAGTAACTTTCTGCATAGGATCGGCAGGTGAAGCCCCTTTGGTTACTACGTTTTCCATTTCTTGTAAATTTTTACCAACGGACATTTTAGATTTTGTTTTATAATCTATATTTATTTATAATTTAAAGATTTGCTAAAAAATCTTGGAACAATTGAACCTTATGTTCATCTAATACTTTTTGACTAACTAAATTGTTAATTTTTCGTTTAGATTGCTCCATAAACCAACTATTTTTGGATGCATCATAAATCCACTCAACTCCTTCCATAATTCCAGATACGAATGCATCAGGAGCAGAAGGGTCTGCAACAAGATCTGCCGCAGTTGCCAGCATAAAATCTTCACCAACAATTTTATGACCTTCGCTAGTCATACGAAGAGATCCCACACCACGAGAAGAGACTCCGAGACAAACTCCTTCTTTAATTAAAGCTTCGGCAATTTTCCCCATAGGAGTTCCGAGTAGTTGTGCCTTTCCTCTAAAGTTTTGTCCACTCTGCTCAAGACATACTATCTTATGAGAAACACGATCAAGATTTACTGTGGGTCCATCTGGATGACCTAGTTCTCCAAGAGCACGACCTTTTTGGATAAAGTTTTCATTATATCGATTAACTTCACGAGCAAGAGTTTGCATAGGATACATTCTCCCATTACGATTACAAATGTCTCCCTGAAGGAAAATACCCTCAATAAACATTTTTTTATCTACACCCTTACCTTCGGTAAAGAAATTAACTTGTGAGACTTCTTCTGTGATAAGTTTCATTTTACTCCGTGACTAACTGAACGATTTCTGTGATGCTTACATTTTGATTACCTGATGATGTAATTGCACTTACTTTTACACTTCTTGCAATATTTGCAGAAGATGTAGTAATTACTCCAACTATAGATGAAGTATTGTAATCAACTGTTACTGAATCATTTGATAATCCAGTAATCAATTTATGCTCAGTATTAACTCCAACTGGTAGACCATTTTGAATAGTAACGAAATCACCAATCAAAAATGGATTTCCAGAATTTATGTCAAAATTTATTACAGTTGGATTTCCAGTTGTGATTCCAGAAATAGATTGTCTAGCAATTCTTTCTTTTAAAACTTCAGGGGATGCTGAAGTAACTTCGAATGAATTTACTGTAGCAATTGGATTTCCACCAGTCTCAACATGTACTGAAGTTGCTCCTGTAGATATTCTTAAATATCCACTTTTTAATGCAATTGGATTGCTAGTAGAAGCTGCTCCAGAACTTGCTGATATTCTATTTACATTTTGGACAATCTTAGTTGCCATTATTCATTTTCTCCGCTATATTCATCACCAAATAATGATGCCGCAACATAGGGTCTAGAAGAATCAACTCTACTAGATGCTTTTGTATATAACAAATCTTTAATTTTGTTTGATGCATCATATACTGACCCATCTGTTGCAATCAAATCGACAATTTCTTCCATAAGAATATTTATTAATATGTTATTATTTATATCTTACCACCTTTGGGTTCTGGGGGAGGTTCTGGAGTAATCAATTCTTCTGGTGCAACTTGTTCTCCTGGAATAACTTCTGGTTCAGTAGGGACACCTTCTGGAATAGGATTTCCTTCTTCATCTACTGGAGCATTTGGATTTGGTAAAATTCCTTTTTTAATTTCATCTTCAATCTGTTTATCAATTTCGATAATTTCAACATCAGTTTGGCGAAGAATTTTCTTACGAACATATTCTGTTGAGTAATATTTTCCAATATACGCCTCCATAGATGTAACAGATGTTAATCTGTTTGATAAAAGTTCAGATTCTTTAAGTTCTGCAAAATGATTATCATACAAGAAATCATATTGAATATGATCACTCATTTTATCCCAATCTTCTGGAGTAACTATATTTTTTAATATCAGCTGAGTTCTAAGCATATCATTAAACATATTTGCGAATCTTTTTCTAAGTCTTCCTACAAATTTAGAAAATTTAAGTTCATCTCGTAATATTTCAGTTGATCGACCTAGATTAAATCCATCTCCACCACCAGCAATTCGTGATTCTGGAACACCAAGTGCTCTGTATAGTTTCTTTTGGAAATACTCAATATCAGCAAGTTCTCCTAAATTTTGCCCTCCAGGCAGGGTTGTAATCTCAGTTCCTCTTCCACCTTCTCTTCTTGGAAGCCAATAATCTTCCATCATACTCATAAATTTCTTATCGTCTTTAACTTCTCCAGTATTTGCATCATAAACTAATTTATTTCTATACCTAGACATCGTTTCTTTTAAGTATTGCTCTGCTTTTACCTTAGGGAGATTTCCTACATCTATATAAAAAATACGACGCTCTGGAGCTCTTGACATTCTGTATATAACAAGAGAGTCCTCAATCATTCTTAGTTGATTAAGTGCTTTAATAGCCTTATGCATGTAAGACAATACATTACCTTTATTACGATCTACTAATCCAGAAGTACAATAGGTAATTGAGTCTTTTGCAATTTTAACTGCCCCCTTTGCAGAAGTCCCCAACATACTTGATGGATAAGTTACTGTTGGAGTATAAATGTAATATTCTTCAATTTCTGGAAAGGTAACTTCATTAAGATTTAAATTAGTTAAGGCAGATATATTAGGTCCTAAACTATTACTTGTTTTTTTTTCTTGACGAACATGTTTAATTTTTACTGGATCAATATACCTAAGTTCTTGAATACCTTCTTCTGGTTTTTTTACATCAATAACTTTTAAATAAAATAGTTTACCGTCAATATACCAATTTCTGAATATCTCATGAGACTTTTTGTCAAAGTCCATAATTTCTTTAATATGTCTAAACTCTTCTCTTATAATTTCTTTGAGTCTATCGCTACCAGTTAAATTTGATAATTCAATCTCAATTGGAGAATCATATAGGTCACTTACAATTGCCTCATTTACTACGTCTTCAATTGCTCCATCACATTCTGGATGTAAAGACATCTCTCTATATCTACGAATTAAATCGTGTTCTGTTCTGTATACTCCTTCAATATCAACAGTTTGTCCATAAAATCCAGATTGTACATAATAATCAACCCCGTCCTCATTATTTGGAGGAACGGGGGATATTATAGATTTAGATTTTTTTTCAGTATTGTCAATTGAAAAACCAAAAAGTTTTGCCATGTTATAAATTTAATCTCTTAATATGTTGTATTTAGTTAATATCTTTACCACCAGCAGCTGGAGAAGTACCTTTAACTGCTTCCCACCAAAGAACTTGCATCTCTACAGTAAATTCTTGAATTGCATCAGTCTCGTATGCTAATTGAATTGAGCTTATATTTGTTGGAAATAAATCATAGAAATGATATGCTCTTAAAGTAGTACCGTCACGATCTAATTGATAAACAAATGCATCTGCTTGATATAATGCCGGATTGGTTTCGCCAGTATTATCAGAGACTCTATTAATAGAGTTTACCCAACTCTCAAAAGCTGAACGAATTGCAAAATCAGTATCATTAATAACTGTGATTGTCCAACTTTCGAATGTTCTATCTCCTGCTAATTTAAGAGTTCTACCTCTAAAAGCAACTTCTAGTGGAGTCACAGTTGATGCTGGGAGTGCCACAGATTTAATTAAGAATCTAGACTTGTCTAGAACATTTGTATCTGCTGGAGCGGATTCTGGAAAAGATAGAACAACCTCGAAAAGGTTGCTTCTAGCACCACCACCAGACATCTTACTTTTGAAGTCTGTAATTTTTCTTAAAGGAGGTGGATTTAATTGATTCCTGGTAGCCATAGTTTTTAAACCTCTTGTTTAATTAAAAGTTTCCGATGACTTCTTCAAAATCAACGCCAGATTTAGTGGCGATAAATGTAAGACCAATGAAGTTGATCGATCTCGCTGGTTTAATATAAATATCGGCTCTAAATTCGTTAGAATCAATAACCGCTGCAGTATTATTAGATTCATCTGCGATTACTACATAATCAGTTATTCCTCGTTTTGCCTGAACATCTCTCAAGAATGGTTCAATTGTATTTACAAAATTTGTTCTAGTTATCTCATCATTGAATTCAAACAATACATCTTTAGCAGCACGAGAAATTGCATCCTCTAAGTAAATAAATAATCTTCTAACATTAATTCTATCAAAAGCTGATGCTCTAGCTAACCCAGTTTTATCACCAAAGAGAATAATACCCGATCCTGGAGAAAATATTATAGAGTTAATTCTATTAGAGTATAGAGTATCTCTCTGAGATTTGCTTGGGTTGTATGCAAGTTTAACTGCATTTAAGATAGATCCTCTAGATGTTCCTGCTGGAGAATACCAAGGAAAATTATTTACATCATTACGAGCACATAATCCGGCAATATCACCATTTAGTGGTATATAACGGAAAGTTTTGGAAAATCTATCATAAACATATTTATATCCAGAATCAAATATTGCATATGATGATGAATTAATTGGAGCAAAGAACTCAATAATATTATTTGTAACAATTCCGGGGTTTTTTACCGTAACTTCAGTTTGTACAGCAGTGTCACTTAAGAATGCTCCACGATAAGGTGAAATAAATGCAATTGCATCTTTTCTAAGTTCTGCAACTGAAATAAGTTTTTGTGCAAGAGACTGAGCACTACTTAGACCATATGCAGCAGAACCCATAATTAAAAAATCAACTTTAATATTTTCTGTGTTCTCAAATAAACTATATCCATCCGAAATATCTGCAATACTTGCAGATAATGCTCCTGCGGTAGTAATTGTTGATATTCCTCCATAATTTTTTCCATTAGATAAAATTAAATTACTTACACCATTTGCCCCAAAAATAATACCGTCGGCTTCTTGATCCCAACCAAAATCTGCTTGTAAAGTAAATCCAGAACTGTATCCGGTAGTTACGATACCTACCGGAGAATTAAGTCCAAAAATATAATCTGAATTAACAGCAAGATATTTTCTCCAATATGAAGTATTTCCAACAGAGAATGTCGCATCACTTGCTTTAGAAAGATTTAAATGTTTTTCTAAAATTGTTCCAGAATTTCCAGAAATAGTTCCAAGAGAGTCTACTATGACTAAATGAATTTCATCAAATCTTGAATTTCTTGCTTCGGCATATGCAGAAGTTCCTGGTCTCGAAGAAACATTATTCCAATTAACTGATGATGTTGGAGTTAATTGTATTGTTTGTGTATCAAACCAATCTGATCTCGAAGTATATGAAGTTGACCCGTAAGAAACATTTTGCCCAGTAGTGTGAAGACCTAAATTGCCAGAAGAATTGAATGAATAGATTCCAGATTGCTGATAATCAACTTTAGTTTCTGTATTTGCTGCAGAAACTTTCGAAAGAATTTTTACCGCAATATTACTTACCCCAATTCCCGTAACAATTCCTTTTAAATATCCATCAAGAACTGATGTTGTTCCAGCACCTGGATCAATCTTTCCTACTAGAGATTGAGTTACTCCATAACCTATCTGAAGTGCTGAAAATATAGTACTAGTTGTTCCAAAGTCAAAACTCGTAGTAATATCAGAACTCTGTAAAGAAGCATTCGATATTGTGATTACTCCAGTTGAAATTCCTGTGACAGTAGATACTGATGGTATAACTCCAATAATATCACATCTAATTTCTTGACCAACAGAAACTGATGTAGTATCAATTCCTACAGTGCTTGCACTACCAACCAATATTCCGCTTCTATTTGATATGGTGGCAGTAAATTGTGATACTGAAGTTGTAGATATACCATTTAAAATCTGGTCTGCTTTAGAATCAATAATTGCTATGGTAATTCCATTTGCCCATGAACCTGGATTTTTTGCAGCAACAACTACGCCAGTAAGAGTATTTTGATCATACCCAAGCTCTTCATAATGATCTAAGCTTTTAATTTTTACACTACTAGCAGACCCAACAAAGGCATTTTTCATATATTCATCATCTGCTCTTACTACTCTAAGAGATCCTCCATATGCAAGATAAGAGGAAGCAACCATCCAATTCTCATAGTGCTTATCTGTAGAATATGGTTGCCCAAAATTAGTTAGTAATTCATTTTCATTTTCTATTATAATTGGAGACTCAACAGGACCTTTTGCGAAGGGTGCAGCAATTGCTCCAATTTTGTTAGAAGATGGTTGAACTCTACCTGAGGTTAGATCAACTTCCTTTACTACAATACCAGGAGATGCTAAATTTAGCGGCATCTTTATTCTCCGTGTTATCCCTAATTATTCTACAAGTATTTATAATTTCATTCTCTTTGATATATTTACCCATAGTACCAGGTAGATGAACTATTTCCGTATTCATCCACATTCCAGATTTCTTCCATATCCATTTTATTTTCTTCTGTTGCAATTAACCATCTATCTCCATTTTGTTTATCTACAAAAACTGCAGTTTCTTCTAATCCGTTTAAAATAAAACCAAACGGAGCCATATCTTGATCGATTTGATTTTTTTGTTCTTCGTATATTTTTTTTCTAATATCATTATTAGTCATTTCTTTAAAATAGTCTTGAGCAACTAACCAAGCAAAAATTACAAGACACATTACTAAATCATCATTACATCCTTCTTCTGCTTGAAATGAGTTATGTTTTTGAGTAAATGTTGTTAGCTCACTAATAATATCATAATCCGATACAAATAATTTATCATCTTCAATTAATAATTTTAAATTAGAACAACCTAATTTTTTAACCGCCGCAGTTGTTCTTACTCCAAGTTGCGATTTCTTACCACTAAATCCAGATCCAACCATCTGACCGGCACGACCTCTCATAGAACACATTAAAATATTATCATACTCTAAATCAAAATGTAAAATATTTGCGACCTGATCACCAATATCATTAACCTCAATAAGTATCCAAGAATTATCATATGCCTTTGCAACTTCATTAATGATACTTGGAAATAGCATAGGTTTAATTTCGTTATTTTTATATTTTGCAACAACTCTATATGGAAATTCTGTGATATCAAACACTACAAATGCCGAATAGTCATTTCCTATCCCGCGAGCAACATCAACCGTAATTAAGTAATTATTATTTTCGTTTGGATTTTCATAAACATCCAAACCTTTATTTCTCTTAATTGGGTCATCATATGCCAAAACTTTAAGTTTAGTCGGATTTACTAAAGTTCCTACTGAACCTAAAAACTCGGTCTCAAATTCAACACGAAATTGTTCTAAACTTGTGTTTGCAATTGTCTGTGCCTTCCATACTTCGTCTCTACCGGGGACTTCTGACCAGTGCACTTCTGTAGGTACATATTCATTTTTACCCCTCTCAGCGTCATGCCACATACGGTAGAAGTGGTTCATACCTCGTGGTGTAGAAACTATAATAACTTTTGTAGTTTTTCCTGAAGAAATAGTTGGATAAACTGAAGCAAAGAAATCATCAGCAATATGGTTTGGAATAAATGCAAATTCGTCAAGAAATATAATATTATAAGAACCTCCACGAACAGCAGAAGCTGATGTTGAGGCTGCCATAATCTTAGATCCATTTTCTAATTCTAAACTACCTCGGTTCCACTGAAGGACACCTTGTTGCATCCATTTTGGTAAATTTTCATATGCAAGTTGTAATCTTCCTAACAAATCACGGGCCGTTGATGCTTTGTTTGCTAATATTGCAATATTTGCACTATCATTAAATAATGCATAATGTAAAAGATAAGATACTGCTGTAGAAGATTTTCCAGTTTGTCTAGGCATTTTACAGATATTAAATCTGTGCTTATGAAAATTATTAATTAATCTTTCTTGAAATGGGTATAAAGTAAACGGAACTAGTCCATAGTCTAACGATACTATTTTGAGGTATGAATTTGCAAAATATACTGGGTCATCCTTACATTTTAAAAACTCAATAATCTGCTCCTCAGACCACTGAATCTGAGTATTTGCTCTTTTTAAATTTGGATTAGATAGATAAGCATCTCGTTGCTGAAGCTGAATATCCTCAATTGCCATATTAACAATTCCACTTTCTTAGTGCTAATGCTTTTCTAGTAGGACGACCTTTTTCGTCTTTCATAGGACCAGGCATTCCTCCCATACGAGCACAGAAAGACTTTCTACGCTTGGCGTCTTTAGAACCTGGTTTTAATTTTGACGGTTTAGTAGTAACTGCTGTTTGTAATTTAGATCCTGGATTTTGTCTTCTATAAGATGCCACTCCTGCAGCATTTAAACCACCCTCTGGATTTTTACCTTCTTTTCTCTGCCAAGCAGCGGATGCTTCGTACATAAATTTAGTAAATGATTTTATTTCTGGTTCATAAGAATTTTGAAGACCAAGATATTGTTTAGATGCTGCACTTGGACCGGTATTGAAATAAGTAGGTTTTTTCATCGATGCTCTACCAGGAAGAATTTCATTTACAGCATTAACTTTTTTCTGAGTTGCTCTGTTAGTTGCATCGACGGAATCTTGTGCGAGTCTTATAGGATTTGGAATGGGTGTTGGTCCAAGATACCCATCTCCTGGATTTTCATGAATTTGATTTCCTTTTATCTCATAAGATGCCATTTGAACCGTTGATTTATTTAAAGTATTTGTTGCTAATGGTGGTTTGTATCGTACCGGATATTTAATTCCTGCAGCACCTCGATTAGGTCCAATAATAATTGGAGCCCCTGGATTATCATCAGGTGGATAATATGATTTAACAGGTGAACTAGGTCCTTGATTTTCTTCTTCTAGTTTATTATCTTGTGTATCGTAATAATTAGATTCATTAATCTTAACACAGTTTGGATACTTTTTACCAAACATAGTTTTCATACCTTTCTTTTTATACCCAGTCCAACATTTTTTTGCCTCATCTACATTTGCTTCATCACTATCAAGATAATCTGAAGCAGTATCGATATAATCTGTTGCCTTTGTTATTTTTGATTGAACCCAGGCAGGAAGTTGTTGATTTCCTTTTTTTATATTTTTTCTTAATAAAGAAACTGCCTTCATAATCGTATCAAACTCACTTCTTGCCATGTATCCTTCATCGTCTTTTTTCTTACCACTTGCAATTTCTTTGTGGTCCTCTTTGATCTGTTTGTAATCTTTTGACTCATTTGCAGGATGAACCTGAGCAATACTAAATTTTATCTGGTTTTGGGATAAGTTTGATGGTATTGAAAACATATCGAAATACTTAGGTCCATATTTACATATATCTCTGGTTTCATCTTTTTCACATTTAGGGCAATATCTTATTCCCATTTCTTCTGACAGTGGGTCTTTTGAAATCAAATCAATCGACTCTGATTTATTTCCCCAATTTGCGGCACCAACCTTACGGCATTTTACAAGTGCCCCTGAGGCATAGGCAGAAGGCCAAACATCATATCTTGACTTTACTTTTGTGTAACAGGCATCTTTTTTGCCACTACCTTTACCCTTTTTATCTGTTTCTTCGTTCATTTTTGGTTTATCCGTGGAAACATAAGTTGGTTTTGCTGCACCAGATTTTTTTGATTGACCTGGATCGGCATCACTTTTTCTTCTCTGTGCAGATATTCTTTCTGCTTTAGACATACTTGCCCTTTTATCAGACGAAACGCATTTTGGAGTTTCATCTTCATCATCTTCTTCACGAGCACAGGGTTCTCCAGAAATAACTTCAACCCAACCAGGTTTTCCATCAACTGATTTTGATCCCTTAAACCATTTATGAAGAGAACCCATTTATAAAATATGTTTTATTCTTTATTATTTAGAAAACCTTGCTTTAGTATTTTTGATAATTCTGATGTTGATCCAACAAATACCGCAGTATTAGTAATGTTGTTAGATATTTTAGTATTATCTTCCTGAACATCTCTTAATTTTTTTTGTAAATCTATAAGTTTATCTGTAGTGTCGGCAACGCTCTTAATTAATTGTCCAGCAACTTCATATGCTCTTGGACTTCCCCCATCACTTGCAAGTTCCATAATTCCATTAATTGCATCTTGCCCCTTTTCAATAAGTGAATATAAATTTGCTCTTGTATATTCATAATCTTTTTTAATATCATCATTATGACTTGGAATAATATTAATCGGAGAAATTGAATTATCCACTTGAACAATATTACTTTCTACATTTAGTGCTTTTTCTAAATTCTCATAATTATTTTTCATAATATTATTTTAAATATCAGTATTTTGTGTTGGACTATAAATTTTTCCATCAAATAACATTTCTAAAGATTCAGTAAATCCATAGTCATCTTCTGGATTTGCATCAATTGGATCTGGAACAACTGTGTATCTCATTTCACGCCTAGCTGTCGTCTTGTCAGTACTGGCATATGTATCAACCTGAACCTTACGAATAAGACCACTTGAACTATCAGAAATTGGTCCAAATAGATACGTTTTCGCTGTGAAGTTTAATGTATAAATTAAAGACCTACGAGTCGAAAAATCTCCTTCATAATCATCCTGAAATGAAACACTATCTAATACAATTGGAATGTCTCTTTTTTCGCCGATAGACTCAACTAAATCTACTGTTAAATTAAATGCTGGTTGAAAAAATGGTAGAATTTGTTCAATAATTTGTAGAGCATCGTCCTGTAGTTTTGTCATAATACTAAGTTGAAATCCAATATTATAAGGAACTGGCATAAAAACTTTTTTTAAATTCTCTCCATCTAATGCTTTAAATGTCTGAGTAATTCCAGATTTTCTAGATGAATCATACTGAATAGAAGTCATCTCGAATGACATTCTTGGTAAAGTAATCGCAATAGGTTTGTTTAGTTCTGCCTGTTGTTCTATACGCGCTAAAAACTTTTGTATTGGTCCATATGCAATAGGAACCTTTATTTCGCTGTAAATATCTCCATCACCATCTTTATGTTTAATGTTTATATAATTAAATAATGTACCAAATCCAATAATTGTTTTTCTTATGATCTGATGATAATAATAATTTCCTAACATTAGTAATCGCCAAAGGGGTTTGATTCTGAAAAATCTAGAATAAGATCTGCTTCTTCTTCAATTTCTGTATTCTGTTGGTATTTATCACTTGTTGAATCTATATCATAACTTTTTACAGTGTATTTAGAAGAAGATGCTGATCCAACAATATTTTCTCCTTTGGTAAATGTTCCATTTGCAATTCCTATTTTTAAAATACTTGTATCTTTATCCCAGGTTTTAACTCTTGCTGTTGCACCAGAAACAGATCCAGTGATAATTTCGTTAACCCAAAATGTTCCAACACCAACAGTAGCTGCCAACCCAACGGTGATTGCTGGTTGAGTATAAAATCCTTCCCCGGAATTAAAAATTCTAATTGCACTAATTGTTCCAGCGGCACTTACAACTGCTTTTAATACTGCTGGTAAATTTGGAGATAATGCAGGAGATCCGACTATTATATTTGGAGTAGTTGAATATCCAACTCCACCATTAGTTATATTTATGAAGATTACACCTTTTTTACCATTTGTTACGACTGAACATGTAGCAGCTGCTCCTATTCCACCACCTCCAGTAATTATTATATCTGGCTCAGTAACATATCCAGACCCAGAATGGGTTAATAATATTTCCTGAATTGCAATTTTTCTATTTTTTACAGTCGTGATTGCAACTGCAGTGGCATTAATTCCTCCTACAGGAGCAGATGAAATAACAACATTAGGAGTACTTGTATATCCGTATCCGTCATTATTTAATGTAATATTTTTTATATATCCAGTTCCAATTACTGAAGTTGCAGTTGCCTGAGTTCCTGAAGGGAATAATTGTAAAGTATTAATATACCCTTGTTTAACTAAAGTCGAATCTATTTCTTCTGTTGTAGTATTAATATTATCCCAACCTCCCATTTCATCTTCATATTCAAATAATTCACATTTTAATTCATACACATATGTCTTTCCTAACTGATAAAATGGAGTTTCGTGTTCTACAAATTTAACTTCAAATATTCTTTGTCCTAAGGGAAAATAAATTAAATCTCCTTCTCTAGGGCGAGACGCTAAAATAATTTCATCTGTATCTTGACTATTTAAAAATACGGCTATGAAATCTTCAAATCTTTCTTTGGATATTGTAATTAATAGTTCGTCTTTTAAACTAACTCCAAATTTACTTAGTATATCACCAGATCCGGAATATCCATCATAATTATTTACATATGCTTCTATTGCATAATTATCATCAAATTTTGATGAAGTTATTTCTCTAATAATATTATCTCTACTAACAATCTTTCTGGGTATATAAATAACCTCCACCCCATACATTCTGAGTTGCTCATTTATTAGTTCCTGAACTAGTCGTTGCTCAGATGAAGATCCGTGTAAAAAAAATGGATTAAGTGCCATTATCCAATAAAATCATATGGGGGAAGTTCATAGTCCATAGACATCCGTTTTGTAATTTCATCAAGTTCTCTTTGTGCATCCTCGTATAATTCTCTCCCGTTTAGCTCAATACCGCCAGGAAGTTTAACTCCTCTAAATTTAATTAAATTTTGACCCCACTGCCTCTTAATTAAAGAAGTTAAATATTTCTTTAAAAAACTATCATTATAAACCTCAGTAAATGTATTTGGATCTAATATTCTATAACAATCTAATACAATAAAATCTCCTGTATTTTGTGCTCCCCAATCAATATCCAAATATAATCGATCTTGTCTTTTATTAAATCTTATTTGTTTGTCTGTAGTTAATAAAAAATCAATGTCTTCCAAATAACTCTTAACCATAGCATATTGTAATAATTCTACAGAATTAAAATAATATAAGTCATTTAAGAATAATTGATACTTAATACTAAACATTCCCCCCGAAATAGAACTAGTATCAAATTTAAATATTTTTTCTACGCCAATTACTGAGTTAGGAATCTGAATAAAATTAGAAGTTTCATAAAACTTTGATGTGGTTGTTCCATATCCACTAATATTTGTAGAAGTTGCATTAGTAGTTACAATTCCAACCCCATTTGCACCTTTTGCTCTTCCTCTATTTACATCTTCTTGAGTAAATTGATATTTTAAATACATTCTTTCAACACCGTCAAAGTGACGCTCTTGAAAATATTGTAGAGCATCATCAACTAAATCATCTATTTGATCATCATCAATATTTATTTCTAAAACCGGTGCTCCTAAGCGTCTTAAACAATAATCTATTAATTCCTGTTTGGATGCTGGTTTAGACATTAGAAATCCTCAGTGCTTGAATTATCTAAAAGTTTAGATGAAGTTTTTTTATTTTTTGTTTTAATATTTTCAATCTCAGATTTTAATTCATTAATTTTTAATGTTAATGATTCAATCAATTGATATGATGTTGCCATCTTTGCTTCCAAAGCGACTACCTGAGAAAACAAATCAAAAGACTTTTGTTGGTATACAATAATCAAAGATTTATAATCATTTTCATTCATATTATTAAAGAACCATTAATTGTATTTATAATTTTAGAATGAACCACAATCAACGGTTATATTTTCTAAGAATCTTTCTGTGCCGGTACAAGAAATAACTTGAGAAGTTCCGGCGCAGTCAGTTACAAATAAAGACCCTATCTCAAGAGCTGCATATGCTGTTGCAGTAATAACACTAGTTGTTTCACTTAAAATTGATCCTATAGCAACTCTACCAAGAGAATCATCCCAATATATACCAGCTTTTCTAGCGGCAGAATCAAAATAATGAAAAATTACACCAATATCTTTATTTAAATCGGATGTTGGAGCAACTAGTGTTCCTCCACTATTAATTAAACCAATTTCAATTAAACTGTCTTCAACTTTTAACGTTTCTGTGTTTACTTCTGTTGTAGAACCATTAACGAATAAATTTCCAGTAATTGTAAGATTACTTGCTATTCCAACATTACCGGTAGTTTCAGATAATGTAATTGCAGTTGTACCATCAGATGCCTGAATATCATTACCACCAATTTTAATATCTCCAGCAAATGCAGTTAGAGTATTAGATGTAAGTGTAATGTTATTATTACCATCAGATGCCTGAATATCATTACCACCAATTTTAATATCTCCAGCAAATGCAGTTAGAGTATTAGATGTAAGTGTAATGTTATTATTACCATCAGATGCCTGAATATCATTACCACCAATTTTAATATCTCCAGCAAATG